GGATATAAGGAGCAGATAGACCGAGAATGGAACAGGAGCGGAGGCTGATGGAACAATCATATTATGCCATTATACCGGCAACAGTACGATACGACAGCGACTTAGTTCAAGGGGCAAAACTGCTTTATGGAGAGATAACCGCACTGGCAAATAGGCGCGGATATTGTTTTGCTTCAAACAGATATTTTGCAAAGCTGTATGACGTATCAATCCCAACCATTAAGCGTTGGATAAAGCTATTGGTGGATAAGAATTATCTGCGCTCGGAGATGATATATCAAGAAGGCACCAAGGTCATCAAAGAACGTCAGCTTTATATTAATGACACTCCAAAGGTAGGGTCAAAAATGAACGGGGTGGTATCAGAAATGAACCGACCTAGTATCACAGATGAACCAAGGGGTGGTATCACAAATGATACGGATAATAATACAAGACTTAATACTACAGTTAATAAAAAGAGAGGGCGCGCTTTTGAAAAACCTTCTTTGGATGAAATTGGACAATACTGCAAAGAGCGAAGCAACGGCATAAGTCCACAGCAGTTCTTTGACTTTTATGAATCCAAGGGCTGGATGGTTGGCAAAACGAAGATGAAGGATTGGAAAGCGTGTATCCGAACATGGGAGAACCGGCAAAAGGCTGAGAGCAATGCGCCGCCTGAGAAAAAGGACTATTTGACCTATGACTACACGCCGGAGGACTTTCAAAATGATCTGGACACGATTAACGTGGATGGGTTTGAAATATGACAATAGGTGCGGACGATGGATATCTTGAAAGAGTATGAGCAAGACTGTTTGAGATGTGCGTTCGGTGAAATGTCGCATGGGGCAATGGTGCTGAAATGGTCCGGCGATAAACACATGGAGTTAATCAATACCGAGGGATTTAGTCCAAGCTATAACCCGGACGATTGCCTAAAGACGGTGATGCAACGACGCTTGATTAACCAACAGACCAAAAAAACAAAAGAGAAAAAGGTTCAAAAAATAAGCGGAGGATATAACACATGACACAAACATTCAATTTATCATACCAACAATGGAAACGAATCATAAAAGCCCAATACAAAAAAGACTGTGGTAAACAACACTTAACGATCAAACGCAAATGGAAAACCTTCCGATGCAAAGTAAACGGCTATTCAGAAATCATCGGACAGATGAAACCACTCGGCAAAATAAAAGGCATAACAGCCATAGGCTCAGGAGACGGCTCAAAACAAAGCGGCACAGCCATCTTGTATGGATTCATTTTAATGGTTAACTCAGTATTCCCGGACTACTCAGACAAAGATGTCAACTATATACTCACCCAATTAAAGTTGCTCGGGAAGAAACGCATCCAGTCGAACAGCCGATTAACTGTTGGCGGTGTGACATTCAGAGTCATGCAGAACGAAGCAGGAATAATGCTATCCTGCACACCAAAAGCAGACACAGGGGGCAAGCAAAACCAAAACATAGGTGCGGTTAAGGGTTACAGGAACAAACGGAAATAGGTGCGGAGTTGGCTGAGGGTAGATAACAAACCGAAATAGGTGCGGATTTTATTTGATGAGGTATAGGGATATAAAAAGTGATTTTTATGAGAAGAATTTTGACCAAAGAGCTGTGAAGATAGACGTTAGGAGGGTAAAGACAATAAAAATGAGCGCCGCTGAAAAGAAGCGCTTGCGATCTTCTTTTATAAATTGTTCTCCTTGTTTAGTAATATGAAAGGCTTCAACTCTTTTAAAATCTTCGTAGACATAATTTGCCTTTACAAAGCCTATATTCTTTAAAAAACGGAGGTTTCGTATACCGGATTTACGGAAGCGTTTTTGGATTTTCTTTTCTGTAAAAAAATCAGGACGGCGTTTTATTGCTGAGAGCAGGAATTGGGCGGAATCATTGAGATGGATGTGGTTGGGAGATTGTATCGTCGGGCTCATCAGCTACTCCTAAAAAATAATTGATCTAATTATATCACGTTTTGAATTAGGGAGAAAGAAAAATGGACGGAACTTACCGTTGGAGGCATGATGACAGACGTTGAAAGATATTTATATGGCTATAGAGATTTAGAGCGAAAGAAAAAGATTTTGGAGAACGATCTCAGAGATGCAAAGGAAGAATATAAGGCACAGCAGGAAAGCCTGCTGATGCCATCCAAGCAGACAGAGGTTAAGACATCGAAAACCAACAAAATCACCGACCCGGTGCAGGATGCGGTGATTAAGATTGTGGATGTGTACCGCAAGCGGGTTGACCGTATTTCACGGGAATTGGCGCAGGTGACGGGCGAACAGGATTCGATTCTTGAGACAATAAAGTCCGCAGGGCTGACGGTGATGGAAGAAAGCTATATTCGATATCGGTATATTAAGGGGATGAGCACATGGGCGACGGCTCAGAGGATGGGGTATAGTGAACGGTGGGCACAGAGGTATAGGGGCAGTGCCTTAAAAAAGATAAGTTTAAAATGACAAATAGTATAGTAAAGACCATTTTGAAATGGTTTTTATTGTATTAAGATACTGATAAAATATGAGACCTAATAAAATACTGCTTTTACCAATATATTAATAAAATGTAAAATAAGACAATAAGACTTGCGTCGGAAAAGGAAAAAGTGTAATATAGAAAAACGAGAACTATAGTTTGTAATAAAAGTAATATTTTAGGAAATAGTTCGTATAAAAAGGAGAATAGATTTGATAAGTTATTTTAGAGAGGTTGAACCATTGGTTAAGAAATTTATTGATAAAACACAAAAGAAGGATTCAAGTATTCCAATGTATGAGGGGAGAGTAAGGGATTTTTTTCTTAATTTTCTTTCAGACAAAAGGTTTGAGAACTTGGGATTCCAGAGTGTTTCTGGTGTTCATGTGGAAGAATATATACAAGAAATTGCTGATAAAGGGGCGAGGAAAAATCACTTGGCAGCTGTATACGAATATTTGAAAGGTTTTTTTAAATTTCTTTATGAAGATGAAGAAATAGACTTCTCAAAGGATGTAATGTTGAAAGTAACTAAAAGAGAATTTGAGAAAACAGAAAAGGAATATTTAGAAGAAGAACAAAGAACAAAAATTAAAAACTTCATCGAATTAAAAGAAGAAAATATCTATGATAGGCTGCTTTTATGTTTATTGTTATGTTCGGGATTGAAAATTGGTAAAATTGAACATTTAAAAAAGAATGACATTTTTAAGGTAAAGGATAGATTTTGTTTAAGTTTGCCCCAAGAAATTGATAGAATTGTTGTACCATTAAAGAAAGATATTACTCCATTATTAGAAGAATTTTTCGAAAAAGACAAATCAAATGGAAGCGAATGTATTTTTAGAAAGAAAAATACAAATATGAAGAAGATAGTCCAGCATGTGATTGATTTATCTGAAAAAGTTTTAGGGGTACCAGCGAGTGCGACAGAGTATGCAAATACATTTCGAATAGAAGCTTTAGGGAATAATAATGAAATATATATACTATCAACTTTATCGCTAGTTACTATGAAATCTCTGCTAGAAATAGCCAATCAAATTGGACAAGGAATGGGGGATGAAGAAACGTATGAAAAGCAGTGTCAGTTAATTGATGAGTTCTAATTGTTGAGAAGACTTCCGCTCACTTCCGATTTTTTCTGTTACACTAACAGTATCGAAAGAAGAGAAAGTACAAGATAAAGGGATAAATCAATATTTAATATAAAGGTGACGTTGAACAGTCACCTTTTTAATTATTTACCTTCTGAATTTAGCCTTTTGCAATGGCTACAAAGTCGTTTTCCACCAGTTCCTTGACGAAGGTTTTTTGGTTCGATGTTATTTCTTTCAGTACATTTATTGTTGTTGTGGTAAACATCTGAATCAATAGAATGCGTCGGATTGACTTTTGTCATTATATAACTCCTTTCGATTGAAATAACTCAATATAAATATAGCATAAAATAAACATATATAGCAATAAATAGTAACATCGTGCAGGTGTCAATAAATGAATAAGATTATAGTAAAACGACCATGCGCACATCCCGGTTGTAATCAGTTGGTTATTAAGCCAGCGTGTTATTGCGAAGAACATAAGAAAGCAAACAACTACGATAGTAACCGACCAAACAGTTATCGCCGCGGCTATACCAAAGCATGGCAACGATATCGCGCACAATTCTTGGCTGAGCATCCGGTTTGCGTGGCATGTTTAAGACGTGGTGAAATCAGCGAAGCAACGGTGGTTGATCACATCGTCCCGCATAAAGGCGATATGAAACGCTTTTGGGATAAAAGCAATCATCAAGCGCTTTGCAAACATTGCCATGATAGCAAGACAGCCAGAGAGGATGGTGGCTTTGGCAGGTGATGTCTCATTTGAAAAAGTCCCGATTAATGTGATATAGTTAAGGCATCATTGGGAGGCGATAAAATGGAAACGGAAAGGCAGGAAGAAATCTTATCTTTCTTTGCAAAAGGTGATTTGTATGATGGTCCGAAGCTAAAGGATATGGACTTTAAGCAGGCAGAACTTACAGAACTTCGAGACGCTGAATATATTAACTGCATTGAACTGCGTCCATTGAGATATAAAATTACAATCAAAGGTTCGAGATGTTTGAAAAAATTAAGGAAACAACATTAAAAGCATGTTGTTTTGAATAGAAAATAACCAAAGCGTATCAAAATGATGCGTTTTTTTAATACTTTTTTATTGGATATAGGAATAGTAAAGGGTAGGGGGCTTTAAAAAGTTTCAAATTAAGTGTTCGGAAACCGTCTGCCCTTTCTTACGTGAAAAAAATTCCCAAAACGAGCAGGAAAGGAGAAATTCTATGGGTAGACCGGCAAAAACTGAAAAAATAATTGAACTGGAAGGCAGATCGCACAGAACAAAAGCGGAACTTGAACATAGAAAAAAGGCTGAAACAGCATTGCTCTCCAAAACTGCGTTCAGGGAAAAACCTGAGGTGAAGGAGAACCCAATTGCGCATAAGGAATTCTTGCGACTGAAAAAACTGTTTATTTCAATCGAGAAGAATGATGGTCTATATGAAAATGCGGTAAACCGATATTGCATGCTGTTTGCTGAGTGTCATGATTTTGAGAAAAAGCGTGAAACGATGTATGACGGTGTTGTTGGCTTAGAAGTCTCTTGGGCGAATGGTGAATTGAAAGACAGCGAATATTATAAACTGCGAACCAATATGCAAGGACAAATGATTGCATTGGATAGACAGTTGATGCAAAAGCGCAGCATGATGCTTGCGATTGAAAAAGAGAATGTAATGACGATTGCGGCGGCGCTACGGTCCATCCCTAAGAAGCCGAAAGAAGAGCAGGAGAAACCGAGTGACCACCTATTCCGCTGAGACACTAAAAGCGTATGCAAATGTGTATCACCCAACAACCAAATATGCGCTTGAAGTGGTGAACGGATTACGCGTTGCGTGTAAGTGGGAGAAGCTATCTTGTGAGCGGCATCTTAAAGATTTGATGCGGCAGGATACGGACGGCTTTCCGTATGTGTTTGATGAAACAAGAGCGAATCGAATCTTTGATTGGTTCAGCATGTGTTGTAAGCATGTTCGCGGTGTGTTCTCCGGGCAGTTTATCGAACTGCTGCCGTTTCAAAAATATGATCTGGGGTGCTTATTTGGATGGGTGCATAAGGATTCAGGACGACGACGGTTTATCTTCTCATTCAATGAGATTGCCAGAGGGCATGCGAAATCGACCATTCAATCGGGGATAGCAAACTTTGGGCTGTGCTCGGATTGTTATTATCCACCGGGTGAGCCCGAGAAACGTGTCTATGAAATGAACCCGCATATTGAATGTGCGGCTTATGATAAATTACAAGCTAAAATTGTTTGGGATGATGCACTTGCTATGGCAAATGCATCTTCTTTGATTAAATCGCATTTAGTGGTTAAGCGTACATATATACGCCATATTGACCGCGGTGGGCATATTAGTCCGATGTCGAAAGAGACACAGAACAAAGACGGACTGTCTCCGAATATTGCAATTATTGATGAGTATCATGCGTGGCGAAACTCGGAAGTATATGACGCGATTGTTTCATCACTCGGTAAGCGGGCACAATCACTCGTTAATATCATCACAACCGCAGGAAAGAACGCTGAGAATAACCCATGCAAACGTGAGGAAGGACTATGTAAGAAAATCCTTGAAGGTGAGATTATTGATGAAACCTATTTTATCAATATTCGCCAATTAGATGAGGGTGATAATCCGCATCATAAGAAAAACTGGCCAAAAGCGAATCCAATGCTTCAAGAGGATAACGAATATACGCGTATCCTAAAAAGTCAGATAGAAAATGAATATAAGAAGGCGTATGGTTCGGGGGATCATGCGAAACAGCGTGAGTTTTTAACCAAGCGTATGAACCTTTGGCAGGAAGACACTGAGCAAAAGTTCATGAGCGAGCATATGGATAAATTTAAAGCGCTGGCTGTCTCGCGAAAAGAGTTTGAAGCCTTGGTTGCTGGGCGTGAATGCTATAACGGGCTTGATTTGTCCAAGACAACGGACTTAACGGCTTCTGCTTATGTGTTCAATTTGGATGATGGTCGAGTGGCGGTCACGGCGCATGGGTTTATGCCGAAAGAAAGAGCCACGCAACATGAAAACTCTGACCAAGTGCCGTATAAAGCGTGGGCAAAAGAAGGGTGGTGCACCTTAACCCCCGGCTATGTGGTTGATTATAAACAGGTGATTAGCCATATTCACCAAATGGAATTTGAACATAAATGGGACATTCGTGAAATTTGCTATGATCCATATAATGCGAATTATTGCATCCAAGATATTCAACGCGAAGTGGATGAGGAGGTGAATGCAAGAGAATATGAGTGCATTGAAATCAGGCAGGGGGCGCAGACATTATCAGAGCCCACCAAGTATTTTAGAGAATTGGTTTTAAACGGGCGATTGGTGCATGACGGTTCACCTTTATTAACGTGGTGTGTGTCGAACGCGATAGAAGAAGATAAGGATAACGGAAATATTAAGTTATCCAAAAAACATAAAGACGATAGTCAAAGAATAGACCTTTTGGCGGCGACTATTAATGCAATGGTTCGTTCGAGCGTGAATGAGCCGGAAATAAAACTACCAGAACTAACGGAGGCATACCTTGAAGCGTTTTATCGAGAAGGATCAGGACAAGAAGAATAACTTGCCGGAAGTATTAATCACAGGTGGGGTTTTGGGTGCGGTGGTGATCACCGCATTTTTAAATATCTATTTAGCGGGATATCTGTTTTGTGCGTTATCTATTGGCGCAGGACTGTTTATTGCGATGTTTGGCAGGAGGTGATTGGCATCGAACTATTTGGAATGAGTATTCGGTCACCGGCGGTTCAAGATGCCATCAGTTTAAATGATTCTGAATTTTTAAGCTATTTCGGCATTGAAACCGATGGATTGTCACGTAAAGAGATTAACGAAATTACCTATTTCGTCTGCTTAAAGCACTTATCGGAAAGCATGGCGAAACTGCCGGTTCGGCAGTATACCTTGAGCGCCAAGCGTGGACGGGAGCGGGTGATTGATGAGAATATTGACCGAATTTTGAACATTGAACCAAACCCATATATGACCGCTTCTGATTTCTGGCGGGCGATTGAGATAAACAGGAATCATCATGGTAACGGCTATGCGCTGATTAAGTGGTATACATA